ATACTGCTACATTAGGTAAGCAACAGTTATCTCCACTTGGATAATGCTTTGTTGGTTTGAGAGAGAGAACAGGGCGTTCTGGTTTCTCAACGCCAAATATCGAATCCCAAATTTCTTCCACTGAGCGACTTCTCATAGCTATCTTTCGAGCCAAAAACTCACCTTGCTTTCTGCGTCTGCGAATTTTTGAGTTCTCTTTAAAAATTATCGTTGCCATATTTGCCTCCTAAGTGATCTTTGGTGGTGATGCCGGATGCCTCCGGTAGCTGTCTTTCGCCCACAAGGCGACTGCTTGTCTTTTCGACCATCACCCCAAAAACCACTCAGTGGTTGCTCTGAAAATTTATTCTGAGCGTTCCTAATTGTAAAAGAGCGAACATCCTGTTTATCTATGGCTCCTTGCCTTCGATGTGATAAATATAACCAGCGGTGATTTATAAGTCAACACCGCAGGTGATAATAATATAACTGGCGGTGTTAATTTATTGTATTTTCAGGTAATTTATTTTCAAAAAAATCTCAGATTGGAATGCAGATCACTTCTTTGGAGGGGAGGGGGTACAAAAAAGCCCTCGCGGAGAGGGCTGGGGTTATCTATGTTTTGTTAAGTCTATAAGAGACTTAAGGCTTTCTACTATCTTCTGTCTTACATCGTCTTCTAAAGTTGGTTTGTGATACTTATCCCACTTAATCATTGATACAGCATCACAAAACTCCTTATAAGCCACTATCAGCTTTTCTCTTTCCTTTTCTTTCATATGGATAGAAAGATTTAATATTTCTTTTTCATTAACTAAAGAACGGTGAACACATAGCCCTAAATCTAGATCTTTCTTGGCTTTAATGAGCCTTATGTAGATAGGGTCTGCAACTGAATTAAACTCTTTGCGCCGGTCGTTGCGTCTGTTCGAATAAACACCAATAAAGTATGATGCAATTATTGCAACGATTGATATAATTCTTTCAGTATTTGCAATAATCCACTTAACTATTTCATCCACTATCGAGGTTCCTATGCCTAACTTGGAAGCCAAAATCATTGAATTAGAAAAGGCGAATGCAGTATTACAAAGCCAGTATGGAAACCTATTGGCTATTTGCATTGGGCTTATCGTAGTTATGTTTATAGCTATCTATCGGTTAAAATAAGATTATTAAAACGTGTCGTCAGGCCATTGTGACTTGATTACCTTACCTATGATTGTGCAGTTCCCGTTAATAGGGATCAGGTCATAGCGTGGGTTTAACGGCTCTAAATATGATATTCCACCTTCTCTAATCAATCGTTTGAATGTGAACTCATCATTCAGCAAGCGAGCGACACAGAAATCTCCGAACTCCACCTCTTCATCAGGATCAACCAAGATAAGCATTCCTTCAGGAAAGCTTGGCTTGCCTCCTGGTGGTGCTGTCATTGATTGGCCTTCAACCTCTAACCAAAAAGCGCGCTCACTGGCTTTCTTAGCTGTAGGTATCCACGACACAGCATCTTTCTGAGTATATGAGTTAAATTCTGTTGAGAAAGCGCCAGCCTGTACCTTAGTGAATAGAGGGTATTGATATTTCTCATCCATGCTTGGTGTTTTTAATGGGCTGACAGCCTTAAACATGCCTCTAATTTCTTTAGCTAGGGATGGGCTAAATTCATCAACTGTAACTTGTAACGCCTCAGCTAACTTTGCCGCGTTTTCTATGTTTAGAGCGTTTACTCCATTCAATAACTGAGCAACAGCGCTCTGCCCCATGCCGATTGAATCGCCTAGGGTTTCTTGTGATAAGCCAAGCTCTTTCTTTTTTGCCTCAAAGATATTTTTCAGGCGAAGAGCATCAGCTTTTTGTTCTTCTGTGATCGGTTTCTTTTTCATACTGCAATTTTATTACCAAATGGAATATTTACCAATCACCGCAGGTGTTGACTATTTTATCACTTGCGGTGATAATAATTAAAAAAGGAGAAACTATGGAAAGAGTCCCATTAACTAAATTTGCTACTGAGCTAGGACAACACAAAACGGCTGAATTGTTAGGTGTTAGGCAAAGTGCGATAAGTAAAGCAATTTTAAAAAAACGAAATATTTTCGTTATCAGAAAACAAGATGGAACAGTTGAAGCTGAAGAAGTTAAACCGTTCCCATCAGGTAAATAAGTATCACCAGCTCTTTAACATCGCTAGACCGCTCAGAGTAAATTCTCAGAGCAAACAATCCGCTCATATGGAATGAGCCACGGATCATTACTGCTGTTCCCAATATGGGAAGTAATCTAAGAAGGAATTTAACAAATGGAATTATCAAACGAACGCAAATTTCGAGAAATCGAATCAAAAATCATGAAAGGGATACTTGTTACTGGTGCTAGAGAAGTAGCGAAAAGAACGGGTATTCACGAATCACAAATATCTCGCTGGCAATCTCAACAATCTAAAACGCAATTAAGCTTCATACAACGTTGTGCAAGGCTTTTAGTTGCTATTGGGTATGAGACACCGGATGACACAGTGATATTGCAAGGTGATGAGGCTAGAGCGCTAATTAAAATGCTTGAGCATGTCAAAGCACCAAAAAGAAAAGCCCCAGCGGACACTGAGGCTTCTCAACAAATGGACTTAATTTAACAACAACCCAATGAGGTAATTATGAATCAAATAACTACTTTAGTAAACAGTAGTGAATTAACCATGACTAGCTTAGAAATATCTGAACTAGTCGAATCAAGGCATGACAAGGTTAAACAATCAATCGAAAGACTGTCAGAAAGAGGGGTAATAACTTTACCCCCAATGGGGGAAAAGCCCACAGCAGGTAGGCCGAGCACTTTTTACATTTTTTCAGGCGAAAAAGGAAAGCGCGATAGCATTATTGTAGTAGCTCAATTATCACCTGAATTTACAGCAAGACTAGTTGATAGATGGCAAGAGCTTGAATCTCAAAAATCCATCATCCCTCAAACGCTGCCAGAAGCTTTACGTCTGGCGGCAGACCTAGCAGAGCAGAAACAAATCGTTGAACAGCAATTAGCAATCGCAGCGCCTAAAGCTGAATTTGTTGATCGGTATGTTCAAGCGACTGGCTTACTTGGTTTTCGTGAGGTATGCAAACTATTAAAAGTCAAAGAAAACTTCTTTAGAGAGTTTCTACTTTCAAGACGAATTATGTACAAGTTGGCTGGAAAATTAACACCTTATTCAGAGCATCTTGACGCAGGGCGTTTTGATGTAAAAACAGGTGAGAATCAAATCAACGGTCACGCATACACACAAGTTAAATTTACACCCAAAGGAATTCAGTGGATCGCTGGGTTACTGGCTAGAGAGCAATTGGAGGCAGCATGACAGATACAGCGGAGGTATTCCAGTTCCCTGCAATCAAGCAGGAGGAAAAGAGAGTGGCGAGCCTTGATGAAGGTTATTTTCGTCTAGCTACAAGCATAGGAAATTTAAAGCCTAAATTAAAAATGTCTGGACATGAGCACCAAGTGTTTGATGCTGTAATTATGTGTACGTTCGGATGGAATAAATCAGAAGATAAGGTAACGAACACATACCTAGCAGAAATGACAGAGCTTGATGATTCAGATATCAATAAGGCGCTAAATAAGCTAGCTAATAGACGAATAATAAATTTAAGAAAATCAGGAGGTTTTAAAATTGTTAGCGTCAATAAAAACCTCAATGATTGGGTTCTAAATAGACAAAAAACAGAGAAAGTTAAACCACCCAAAAGTTCGGGTGAAACCACCCAAGAAGTTGGGTGTTTTAACCTTTCAAGTTTGGAGATATCACCCAACACCAAAGACAGTCTTACCAAAGATAATAATATTAATAATTCTTCGTCCGAGAATTCTAACGAATCCTCTGACAGACCATCTGAAAAAGTTTTATCCGTTAAGCCTGATGCGGTTGTTAGTTCACCCAAAGGTAACAAATGGGGTAATGCTGATGACTTGAAAGCTGCTCAATGGATTTACTCGCAAGTCCTGATTGTAAGTCCTACGGCTAAAGAGCCTAACTGGTCGTCATGGGCTAACGATATTCGCCTGATGAGGCAACTAGACGGGCATACCCACCAAGACATTTGCAGAATGTTTAAGTGGGCTAATCGTGACTCGTTCTGGTGTAGCAACGTGTTATCTCCCGCAAAACTACGTGAGAAATGGGACACATTGACCATACAGAGCCAACAACCCAATCGAGGTAAGCGACAGGTTGATCCTGAACCAGCACAGAGCTGGAATACTCGTGAAGCATGGGAGAATGATTTTATATGAAGACTAATCTGGCTACTGCAATCGCTAATCGTGATGCAGGCACATTGGCTAGAATGGCTCAGGGTAGCACCCCGCAAAAAGTTGTAAATAATCATGCTGAGCAACTAGTCGATGTATTATTCCGAAATCTGAAACAAATATTCCCAGCCTCAGTAAACACCATTTTCAAAAACGAGTCAGAGGAGCTTACTGCAAAGCGACAATGGATCGCCGCCTTTGCAGAAAATGGAATTACTACCAGAGAGCAACTTCAAAACGGTATGCGACATGCAAGAGCAAGTGATAACCCTTTCTGGCCTGCTGTTGGTCAATTTATCAAGTGGTGCAAGGAAGAAGATTATGTGGCTCTTGGCTTGCCTGACGAGGAACAACTTTACGAACTCTATCGAGAATACTGCAAAATGCGTGGCTGGCGTGAAATGAAATGGCCCTCAAATGCTTGCTACTGGATGGTTACCAAAATTTATTCTGAGATGCGAAGTAAAAGCCTAACGGATAGTGAGGTTAAAAAGCTTTGCGCCAAAGAGTTAAGAACCATGACTGTAAGAATCAAATCAGGTGAAACTATTCCAGCGCCAGTTAAACAAATACCTCAGTTACACATTCCAACCAGCAAAGAAAGATCATTAGAACACCTTGCTTCAATTAGAAAGAAATTAAATATTAACCCTAAATCTATTTAAGGAAATAAACATGAACTTTTTCAAAAATGCGATTGTATATCGTATAACTCGTGACATTCAAATTTCAGCAGAACAACTTGAAGAGGCATTAAAAACTTTAGAATTTACACCATGTAGTAGCCAAGATATGAGTCGCGCTGGCTGGGTGTCACCACTTGGTAATCACGGTCAGATGTTAACTCATGTTGCTGGCAATCAGATTTTACTCTGCCTCAGAAAAGAAGAAAAAATATTGCCATCGACAGTTATCAAGGAAGCTCTACAAGAAAAAATAGAAAAACTCGAAAATGAGCAAGGTCGCAAGCTGAAAAAGACAGAAAAAGCGACATTAAAAGATGAGGTTATTCACTCTCTCTTACCTCGCGCATTCAGTAAATATTCTCAAACTCAGATCTGGATTGACTTGGATAAGCAACGAATTATCGTTGATGCCAGTAGTTATAAACGCGCAGAAGATTCACTTGCGCTACTCCGTAAGACACTAGGCTCACTGCCAGTCATTCCACTTCACACCGAGCAACTAATCGAGCTAACACTTACCGAATGGGTCCGTAACAATGACACCCCATCAGGATTTATGCTTCATGACGAAGCTGAGTTAAAAGCGGTGTTAGAGGAAGGCGGTATTGCTAAGTTTAAAAAGCAAGATTTAGCTTCAGACGAAATTGCTACCCATATTGAAGCCGGTAAACATGTTACTCAGTTATCAATGGAGTGGCAAGAGCGCATCAGCTTCACGATAACCGATAGTCTTATGCTTAAGAAAATCAGCTTATCTGATGTTTTGAAAGAGCATAACGACGACATTCATCATGAAGATTACGCTCAACGATTTGATGCTGATTTCATTCTGTTTACTGGTGAATTTTCCGTGCTGATCGATGAATTAGTATCTGCGCTAGGTGGCGAATCTAAGGCTTAACACGCAAGAGGATTTTTAGATGGAATATTTACGAGATATTTTAGGCACATTGTTTTTCATGCTAGTACCGATTACTGGATTTTTATCTGTTGCATTCCTGATGTATCACGAAAAATCAGGTTGGGGATGGTTACTTTTAGCAGTGGTTGCCATATCAGGAAGTTTAAAAATTAGTTATGGCGATTAAGCGAGGTGTTGAGTGATGAAAGGAACAACGTTAACAGGTGGAGGCATCTAATGCAGGGAACTAATTGGGTTAAG